CGACTGCGTATAAAACAACCAACAGCAGCAGCAACTCCAGCCACACCGTCTCCATGGGTTCGTCCTGCTGATTGGTTGACAATGCCGACTATAATATCTTCAGAGCAAAAAATAGCTTTGTTGATGCCAGTGTTTCCGCAACAATCTAACTTTCTCGCTTTTACAATATCTGGAGCATATACAGTTGATTGGGGTGATGGTGTAACAGAAAATGTTGCATCTGGTGTTAAAGCTCAACATGAATACTCTTATACCGACCCAGATTTAAATGCCACCGTTGCAAGTGATGGTTATAAAATGGCAGTTGTAGTCATTACTCCTCAAGCTGGTCAAAATATAACAAGTGTAAACTTTAACCAAAAGTATGCACAAGCAGGATCTACATTTCCCGATTCATCTCCTATATTAGAAATAGCTTTATCTTGCCCAAGTTTAACAGGTTTAACTCTTGGTAATACAACCGCTTCTTTGGCTTTTTGTAAAAATTTAGTTAGTTTCACTGGAGTCAATATAGGATTATTAACTGACTTATCTAGTTCATTTGCAAATTTAGTTTCATTAAAAAATGTATCTTTTAATGATCTTACTAATATTACTAATATGAGTAGTATGTTTCGGAGTTGCTCTTCTCTTACAACAGTACCGCTTTTTAATACAGAGAATGTTATTAATATGACTAGTATGTTTCAGAGTTGCACTGCTCTTACAAGCGTACCTCTGTTTAATACATCAGCTGTTACTAGTATGAGTTGTATGTTTAGTAGTTGCACTGCTCTTACAAGCGTACCTCTGTTTAATACATCAGCTGTTACTAGTATGAGTGGTATGTTTAGTAGTTGCACTGCTCTTACAAGCGTACCTCTGTTTAATACATCAGCTGTTACTAGTATGAGTAGTATGTTTAATGGCTGCACTACTCTTACAACTGTACCGCTTTTTAATACAGGGGCCGTTACTAATATGGGTAGTATGTTTAATAGTTGTACTACTCTTACAACTGTACCGCTTTTTAATACAGGGGCCGTTACTAATATGGGTAGTATGTTTGCCTCTTGTTCCCGTCTTCAGACTGTACCATTATTTAACACGCAAAATGTTACTACTATGGGAGGTGCTTTTCCACCAAATGGAATGTTTTCTGGCTGTAGATCACTTATAACTGTACCACTATTCAATACAGTAGCTGTTACTGATATGGGTGGTATGTTTTTTAGTTGCTTTTCTCTTACAAGTGTACCGCTTTTTAATACAGTAGCTGTTACTAGGATGTCTTTTATGTTTGCTAGTTGTTCCTCACTTACAAGTGTACCACTATTCAATACAGCAGCTGTACAATTCATAAATAATATGTTTGCTAGTTGTTCCTCACTTACAACTGTACCACTATTCAATACAGCAGCTGTTACTAATATGAATAGTATGTTTAATAGTTGCACTACTCTTACAACCGTACCGTTATTCAATACATCAGCTGCTACTGATATGGGTAGTATGTTTTCTAGTTGCACTACTCTTACAACCGTACCGTTATTCAATACAGTAGCTGTTACTAGTATGAGTGGTATGTTTAGTAGTTGCACTGCTCTTACAAGCGTACCGTTATTCAATACAGTAGCTGTTACTAGTATGAGTAGTATGTTTAGTAGTTGCACTGCTCTTACAAGCGTACCTCTGTTTAATACATCAGCCGTACAATTGATGAATAGTATGTTTAGTGGTTGCTCTTCTCTTACAAGTGTACCGTTATTCAATACAGCAGCTGTTACTAATATGAATAGTATGTTTTCTAATTGCACTACTCTTACAAGTGTACCTCTGTTTAATACAGCAGCTGTTATTGATATGTCTAGTATGTTTAATGGTTGTACTTCTCTTACAACTGTACCACTGTTTAATACAGCAGCTGTTACTAGTATGAGTAATATGTTTAACGGTTGTACTTCTCTTACAACTGTACCGTTATTAATTTCAGGTGCTGGAACAAATACAGGAAAGTTTGGTGGTATTTTTGCAAGTTGTATATCACTTACAAGAGCAGCATTGAATGGTTCTGAATATTCAATAAGTTATAGTGGTTGTAAATTATCAAAAGAAGAATTAGAATCTATATTCAATTATCTAGACACAATAGGTGCTGCTTCTCAAACAATAACAGTATCAAATAATTGGGGAGCGCCGACACCTGTAACTCTTACAGGAACTACAACTGTTGGTAGCACAACAATAAGCATGGCAAACACCACTGGTATTGCTGTAGGTATGCAAATTACAGGAACAGGATCACCTCTTACATCAACTAGAGCAGTAACATTTACCGATGCAGGTGATTTAGTCAACCTTGCAAGTCATGGATTAAGTAATGGAGATGAAGTTTCTTTTGCAACTAGAGTAACAACGACTGGTATTGTTATTAATACGATTTATTATGTAGTTAATGCTACGGCAGGTACATTTCAAGTAGCAGCAACTCTAGGTGGTCCAGCATTAGCATTAACGACAAACGGTTCTGGAACCTTACGCTATCGTACACAGGTTGTATCAATTAACCCCAACGTAAGCATCACAGTATCACGACAAATGGCTGCGGGGGGTGCAAATAGTTTAACATTTAGACAATTAAGAACTGGAACAGCCCTATTAAAAGGCTGGGCAGTAACAGCATAATTTTATGACATCAGGATTTTACAAAAAAGATAATGAGGAACTTTTCTATGCTCCAAACATAGTAGAAGGAAATGGGTTTGTGTTAGTAGCTCAAGACAAAGATCAATATGAATATCCAGTAGATGGATGGTATTGGTTTGATAGTGAAGATGAAGCAGAAGAGGTTTTCAATATTTTTAATGAAAACAAAGTGTAAATTAATAAAGATATTAATAATATTAGATTTTTTATAATAAAAAGATAAATAATTTATATGTTAAAATTAAGATTGATTGCGGAGAACCCAGACCTCTTAGAAAGATTTGAAATTGTTGAAGAACAAGACAATTTAAAAAAAGGCAGCTCTTTATATGTAAAAGGTCCATTCATAGGATGTAATCAAGTTAATAAAAATCGTCGCATGTATAATTTAGATGAAACACGCGAAGAAGTTAATCGTTATATCAGTGAAATGGTAACTCCTGGCAGAGCTATGGGAGAACTCAATCATCCATCAAGTGCTGAAGTTAATCTTGAAAGAGCATGTCATTTAGTCACTGAACTTTATGAAAGCGACAATGCTTTTTTCGGCAAAGCTAAAGTTTTATCTACACCAATGGGTCAAATTTTAAGAGCATTGATAAATGATGGTGTTAAAGTTGGAATGTCCACAAGAGCATTGGGATCATTGCAAGAAGAATCATCATACAATCTTGTAAAAAACATGAAGCTCGTAGCTATTGATGCAGTAGCAGATCCATCATTTCCAAAAGCATTTGTTAATGGTATTTTAGAATCAAAACAATGGGTAGTTTCTGATAATGGCAAGTATGAAGAAATTTATGAAAATTTTGAAAAATCAATAGGTAAATTACCTAAACATGATATGGGTTCTTATCTTAAAGATCAAATTTTAAAATTTATTAATTCACTTAGTTAAATACTGTTATGCCATTAAAAAAAGGATCATCAGATAAAACAATTTCCGCTAATATAGCAACGGAAATGAAATCTTATAAAAAGACTGGAAAGATCGGAACATCTAAACCAAAGTCAGACAAAGCTGCTCAAAAGCAAGCAGTTGCTATTGCATACTCCAAAGCTGGTAAAAGCAAAAAGAAAAAAGAAAAACCAGAAGAAGATGCTGAATCCGTTGTCAAGCAAATGAAAAAAAATAACGGAAAGATGTCATTTAAAGGTCCAAAAACAAAAGAACGTAAACATTCTGCACCTCCTGTTAAAGTACATAAAACCAAGAAAGGTAAAGGATCTTACAACAGAAATCAAGAATTGCACGAAAATAATGACATTACTGCATTTATTAATTGTATTTTTGAAAAAAATTACAACGCTGCGAATAAATATTTAACAGACGTTCTTAATTCAAAGATACAACAACGTATTGAGAATGAACTATCAACTCCCTTATTCTAATTTATGAAAATAACAGATCTATTAAACGAAGAAGTCGTAAGCGTAATCGGTGAAGAATCACTAGTTGCAATTCAAGAAGCTTTTGAAAAGAAAGTTGAATTAACAACCGAAGCAGCGCTTATATCACAAGACGAAGTTTATGCTGAAAAACTTGATCAACTTATTCAAGCAATTGATAAAGATCATAGTACAAAGATGAAGAGAGTTGTAGAAGCTGTTGATGCTGACAGAACTCAAAAACTTCTTAAAGTTGTCAACAAATACGAAAGAGCGTTGAACGAAGATTCAGCTACTTTCAAAAAGCAAATGGTAGGTGCAGTTAGTGCATATCTTGATGAGTTTTTAGAAGAATCAATTTCAAAAGAAGATTTAGCAACTGCTGTTAAAAACAAAAGCGCATATAATGTTTTAGAAAAACTTCGCGGTGTTTTAGCTGTTGATTCAGTATTAATGAAAGAGTCTGTTCAAGAAGCTGTTCTTGACGGCAAGACTCAAATTGATAATCTTCAATCTGAAAATTCAGAATTGAAAAAGCAACTTTCATCATTGCAAGAAAGCTTCAACAATATTAGAGTCAATGCTTTAATTGAAGAGAAAATTTCCAATATGGAAACTGAGAAAAAGTCTTTCATAAGAAAGACTCTCAAAGACAAATCATTCGATTTCGTTAATGAAAATTTTGATTATGTTTCTCGTCTTTTTGATAAAAAAGAAAAAGAAAAAATCAAATCAATCACCGAAGAAGCAAAACAAAAGAAAATGGATGTAGATTTCATTCCAGAATATCAGAAAGTTGTTTCAGAAAGTGTAAATAATACAACCGATGATTCATACAACAGCTATGTTGAAGAATTATCAAAAGTTTTCGGTAAGAGATAATTTTCACCAAGAACCATGAGGTCTTATGACCTGAATATAGAAACAGAAAATATACGTAAAACATATGAAACCTAATTCCCCAGTTAACGAAAGCAGAACTGACGCTCTTGTAAAGAAGTGGTCAAAGGTTCTGGATTATAGCAGCAATGCTATCCCAGCAATCCGCGACGAGCACACTTACAGAACTACAGCTATGCTTCTCGAAAACCAAGAACAATGGTGCATCCAAGAAGCGAATACTGGTACTGGTATCTTTGGCGCTACTGGCGCTCAAGGCCCATCAACCATTCCTAACACTGACGGTTATGCCGCTGGTGATAGTCGCCTTCCAAAGATTCTCATTCCTATGATCCGCCGTACTTTTCCTGAGTTGATTTCCAACGAAATTGTTGGTGTTCAGCCAATGGGTGGTCCAGTTGGACTTGCTTTCGCCCTTCGTTATGCCTATCAGCAAGAGACTCTCGGTGCTGATGGTGTCGATGGTCGTGCATTTGATACTGCTAACCGCGCTAATGGCACTGCTTACCTTTCTGGTGCAGACGGCCTGAACGCTACCGAACTTGGTTATCAACTTCTTGACACACGATTCACAGGTACTTCTTCAAGTGCTCTCTCTGGTAACGGAGAGTGGACATTTGCAGATGCAGACCGTGGTGTTGCAGAACTTCTTTCAAACTACGAACTGACAGGTAAAATCCCTCAGATCGAGATGAAGTTCGAAAAGACCGCTGTCGAAGCTGGAACTCGCAGACTTGCTACTCGCTGGTCTGTTGAGCTTGAGCAAGACCTTAAGAACATGCAAGGTATCGATATCGACGGTGAACTCACTAATGCTATGTCATATGAGATTCAAGCCGAAATCGACCGTGAGGTTGTGATTCGTATGATTCAGTCCGCCATGAATGGTGGATTCGGGGCTGGTTACTCCTTCTGGAGCCCAGTAAGTTCAGACGGTCGTTGGACTGCAGAGCGTAATATCACTTTCTATCAAAAGCTACTCATCGAAGCTGGTCGTATGGCCGCTCGTAACCGTAGAGGCGCTGCTAACTTTGTTATCGCAACTCCTCGCGTTTGCACCATCCTTGAAATGCTTCCTGACTTCAAGACATTTGAAATCACTGGAAACGTTACAACCGCTGGTGTCGGAGTATCCAAGGTAGGAACTGTAGGAAGCCGCTTCACAGTATATCGTGATACACGTACCGAAGTACAAAATCAAACTCTCTATTCACCGAACTACTATCGCAATAGTCCAAATTCTGGACAAGGCGTTGAGTATGCTCTTCTTGGATATAAGGGTTCTGAGTACTACGACACTGGTATCATCTATTGTCCTTACATTCCGATCATGGTTCAAAGAACCATCGGACCAAATGATTTCGCTCCTCGCGTTGGTCTCATGACCCGTTATGGAATCGTTAATAATATCTTTGGTGCGAATCTTTATTACCATCTGATCATTGTTAAAGGTCTTGGTGCAGCATTTACTCCTGGTACAGTTTCCACATACTTATAATGTGAACTGACTGAAGTAAGTACTTCAAAAAGTCTATCAAACCATGGGGGCCGAAGACCCCATGGTTTCTTTTTATATATTTAATAATTGACAATATATTTGGATGTAATATAAATAATTATATGGATATAAAAACTATCATTCAAAAAGAATCTGATGAAAAGTACAATGGATCTTTTAGATTTTTCAAAGAACAAAACTTAAAAAAGTTGGTAAGTGAAAAGGGATTTAAATATATCAAATCTAAAATTTCTGAAGATTTACATTTTCCTATATCTTTAATGGTATATTGTTTTGTGAATGACATATACAAACATCCCACATGTGTCTGCGGAAATAAACAAAAATTCAACACTGCTAAAAAAGAATTTTCAAAATATTGTTCTAATAAATGTAGATATGAAAATTTTTCAGATATTATATCTGTTAGACAGCAAACAAATTTAAAAAAGTACGGATCTACTAATGTATTAGCCAGTGAATATGGTAAGAAAAAAATATTAGAAACTAACTTATCAAAATACGGTGTTTCTAATTACACAAAAACTAAAGAATTTAAAGAAAAAGTTAAAGGTAAAAGTAATTTAACTTCCGATGGTAAGAAAATGTTAATTGAAAAAATAAAAAGAAAACATTACGATTCCATTTTTACAAAGTATACAAATTTTATTCCATTGTTTAAATTTGAAGAATATGATGGAGTAAAAGGATATAAAAAATATCCATGGTTTTGTAAAACATGTAACTCTAATTTTATATCATCTTTTGATAATGGTTGTGCTCCTATATGTGATAATTGCAAACCTAAAGGAACAGATTTAGAAATATTCATTAAGAAGTTTTTGGATAAATATAAAATTGAATATATATTCAGATATAGAAAATTAGAATCTGGAAGAGAAATTGATTTTTACATACCTTCTAAGAATTTAGGAATAGAAACCAGCGGATTATATTGGCATTCAACTGCAAATAAAACATATTCAAAAAATGATCATATTTCTAAATTAGAAGAATGTGAACATCAAGGAATAAATTTAATAAATATTTTCGCTGATGAAATTTATAACAAACCTAAAATTGTAATTAATAGATTAAAAAGTAAATTAAGTCTTGTAAAAAGAAAAATACCAGCCAGAAAATGTCAAGTTGGAAAAATTAGTAATATTCAATGTGAACATTTTTTAAAAAAATATCACATACAAGGAAGTATCAAAACAAATATTAAATATGGCTTGTTTTATAAAACTCGTTTAGTTGCAGTTATGACATTTAACAAAGGAAGATTAGCAACTGGTAACAAATCAATAAATGGAATTTTTGAGCTTGGTAGATATGCAACAATAGCCAATTTTAATATTGTTGGAGGTGCTGGTAAATTATTATCTTTTTTCAAAAATCAACACAGTCCAGAAAAAATTTATTCATATGCAGATAGAAGATGGAGCAATGGTAATCTTTATAAAAAATTGAATTTTAAATTAGATAAAGCAACTATTCCTAATTACTGGTATGTGAAAGATTTCAAAAACAGACTACATAGATTAAAATTTCAAAAAAATAATTTAAAACATTTTTTAAATTATGATGAACAAAAAACTGAAGAAATGATAATGAAAGAGTCTAAATTTTATAAAATATGGGATTGTGGATCTTTATTATTCATCTTATAATATAAAAATTAAAAACAAATAACTAAATAATATTATGGCTAGTTATACATTCGACACGCAAATTTTATCAGCATCACAAGTGGGTATTGGAAATCCAATAGCTCCCGCCGATTCCTTTCCATTAACAGCGGTTGGTGTTGGAATCCTTGCTCTTTCTTCTACTCACCAAGGGCTCGCTTTTAACTCTCTTCCATTAAGTGCTCAAGTTGTTAGAACTACTGTCAGAGGCAGCGTTTTCAATATAAACAGCGCTTATCATAATAAGCCCATGGCTTTGATTGAATTTGATAATACTTATACCGTATTCACTTTCAATTCATCAGCTCCAACATCGCAAGTTCTTTTACTTTCTGGAACCAGAGATGTATCAACACCAGAGCATAGAAGAAAGTGGGTTTTGGGATATTATTAATACAATAAACATTCAAATTTAAATATTAAACGCCAGATTAATTTCTGGTGTTTTTTATTATATAGTTAAATAATAATACATGTTTATCGGAGGTTCAGGAAGCGGTAATGAATTTAGTAAAAACGATCAAGGTTTTTATAGAGGAATTGTTGTTAAAAACAACGATCCCCTTCGTTTAAATAGAATTAAAATTTACATTTCCGAATTATCAAACCAGCCTTTCGAAGAGTGGTTTGATTCATATGATGAAATTGAAGTAAAAACACCTGGTGAAAATAATACAGATGACAAATGGTCAGATGTTAATATTTTTGAAGAAATATCAAAAAACATTCCATGGGCTGAACCTTGTTATCCAATTATAGGAGAAAGTGGAAACAGTAGATATTATAAAGATGGTAAAATAGTAACCATATCTGATTGTAATTATCTTGAAGGATTTGAAGTTATAAATGATGAGCCTCCATCTTTAGAAAAAGGATCATTTGCGCCATCATTTATATATGAAAATGGCGGTACATATATTGGAGATGCTTTTTCTAATCCAACTGCTAATTTTTCAGCACAATGCAATCCTTATAGTTTTTTATATAAACCATCATCACACACAAACAAAGCAAAGGGCGTTTTTGGTATTCCAGAAGTAGGTTCTAAAGTTTGGGTATTCCATTGGCAAGGAGATTTCAATTTCCCTGTTTATTTTGGAACTATGAAAGATTATAGAGAACTCACATTAATCAATGATACTGATAATACAACAAAAATGAGCCCATCATATCCTGTTGATTTTGAAAATTAAACCTTAAATAATTCAAGTGTCTTTAAGATATAAAAATAGAACAATTATAAATCAAAGGGGGGGTTCGATAGATATTGATAACTCTACCGAAAAAGAAAAAATACAAATCTCTCATAGAAGCGGAAGTAATTTAAATTTTACAAATATAGTTACAAGCGAATTAGCTTCTAATAATAAACAATTAATTGTAATAAACGATAATTATAAAACTGTAGGTGGTACAGATTCAGAATATGTAGTAAAAGACAAAATAGAAAGAGTTGGAGAAAATTCATATTCATTTAAAGGAACTTATGGAGATTCAGAAATAGACGCATTTAAACAATGGAAAGCTGCATATAAAACAATAGCAAATGCTAATTCCAGATTTAAAATTAATAGAGGCGGCGCAAGCTTTCCAAACGGTCCAACTACACCAACAAGTGGAACTAGATCTTCAAATCCAACATTAAATCAAACTATCGTTCCAGTTGAAAATAATTTCGGAGGATACATTAAAACACCTATTAGAAATGCATCAACAGATGAAGTTGTTGATTATGTTCCTATGCCATATAGGGACACAGAACCAGCAACTCCGAAAGATGTAACCACATCTGATGTCGATTTGGCTGCGGGTGTTAATGGATCTGCTGCTCCTGGTGTTTTAGAATTTGGATCTTCTAATTCAGCAGCTACCGAAGACGGATCTTGGACACCCAACACGCAGTCTACTAATATTGGAAACTCTATAAAAAATTTACAAGATAGTGCTTTAAACGCTATAGAAGCACAAATGGGAAATGGTGGTGATGATATTTCATTCGTTAAAAGAAATAAATCAGATACCGTTGGTGCTATTTTCAATGATTATCCATCTATAAGAATAGATACCAAAGGAAGAAGTCAACCAATAGAAGTTGTAGTATCAGCATCAGGCGCTTTCAAAAATCACGATTATGTACCAATTGTTGAAGATATTGATAATTCTTCAACATTTCCGTGTGGAAATGAAAATAAAACAGTGGGAAATAAATATAATTTAAATGTAGGATCGGGAGGAATTAATTTAAAATCCACGGGCTCTATTGAATTAGGAGGTAGTAATTTAAAAATGGGATTCCAAAAAGTTAATATAAGTGCTCTTCATGGTATACACTTACATTCAGAAAGCGTTGTTGAATTAGTATCATTAAAATCTATATCTTTAAGAACAAACAGACAGGTTTATATAGAAAGTTCATTAGGTGTTAAAAATAATACAATAATTGGTGGAGGTCTTTATACAGAAGGTGAAGTTTATCTACATCATATAACTGCACCAATCGAAATTCAACAAACTTTAGATACTACATTGTACGGTAGATTCAATTGCACAGCCCCAAGAACACTTCCAATCGGTGAAGTATTTGATCCAGAATGGGGATGGTTAACTGTTTATGCATTGGCTGATGATAATTTGATTATAAATTATCCACACAGTCATCATTTCCCAAATCTTCCTTTGAGATTAACAAGTTCAAATTCAGATGTTCGTAAATTTGCAGCTAATGAGAGAATAAACACACACGGTGCTTTTTCTACAGCATTAGCTCAAAAACACGAAAGAAGAAGGGCTGAAGTTGCTCCTTAATCAAACAATCTCATCGATTATTCCAAATTCTAAACATTCATCAGCGGTTAGCCAAATATCTTTCTTCAAAAGATCATCCAATTTTTTCATTGGAATTTTAGTAGTTTCTTTATAAAAAGACTTGATAAGTTTCATTAATGTTGTGGAGTTATAAAATTCATCCTCCATTTCACTAAATTTTCCATACATTCCACCACTTAATTGATGAATTAAAAGATGTGCATGTTTTCCCATAAATCTTTTATTACCAATTGCTGAAATTAAAGTACCAGCACTTGCTACTGAACCATCAACATGCGTATATACTTTAGATTTCATTTTTCTAATTATATCAACAGTTGAAAATGCTGGGAAGATTTCTCCACCGTATGTGCATAAATGCAAGTGGCAAACTGGATCAAAACAATCACCCAATGCATTTTTGGTATTTTGTAATTTAACATCTATTTCCAGCAAAAGCTTATTCAATTCCAAAATTGAATTGGCATCTATATCAGAATAGAATAATATTTTATTTTCTAAAACTTTAATATTAGACTGAACTGACCATCCTTCATTTGCAGATGGTGTTTGAAGGTTTAAAAATATTGGTTGATTTTGAGGAGCTTCCTCCTCTTTGTTTGCTTTATATACCCAGTTTTTCATATGTTTAATTTGTTTATTATGATTCACAAGTGGAACAAGTTAAAATTGATCTTGCTAATTCTTGAGACGGATTTGAACTTCTTTGATAATATAATCCTTTTATACCTTGCTCCCATGCAAAAATCATAAGCTCGTTGACTTCTTTGGGTTTTGCGTTAGGAGGTATCATCAAGTTAAGAGATTGACCTTGATCAATAAATTTTTGTCTTTGTGCAGCTTGTATGATAATTTCCTTTTGAGAAATTTCACCAAACGTTTTAAAAACATCTTTTTCTTCTTGAGAAAGAAAATCTAAATGTTGAACTGATCCACCTTTGATAAGAATAGATTTCCAAGTTTCTTGATCGTTCTTTTCTTTACTCTTTAAAAGATTTTCCAAATGTGGATTTTTAAAAGTAAATTTACCTTTAGCAAGATCTTTAACAAAATAATTACTATTCAATGGTTCTATTGATGGAGAAGATTGACCTAAAATAAACGAACTGCTTGTAGTTGGTGCAACTGCTAGTGTTGTTGTATTTCTTCTATTGTATCCTTCTAAAATAGGAGCCTCGCCAAAAATTCCAGCAAGCTCTTCAGAAGCTTTATCAGAATGCTTACGAATATGTTTCCAAATTTCCATATTCAATATTTTTGCATCCATTGATTCAAATGCCATCATTTTGGATTGTAATAAAGAATGCCATCCAAGAACTCCAACACCAAGCGCTCTTTGATTAATTGCGAATCGTCTAGGAGCTTCCATGAATTTAATACCATCTGTTTTTTCAATAAATTCTGTCATTACAGCATCCAAGAAATAAACCAAAACTTCAACAGCATCAGTATCTTTCCATTCTTCCCATCTTTCAAGATTTAGTGAAGATAAATCACAAACGAAAGATTCATCTTCAGAGTTAGAAAGCATTATTTCATTACAAAGATTAGAATTATTAATTTTTAATCCTTTATCTTTATAAACTTGTGGAGCTTGGTTATTAGCATTATCAGAAAAGAAAATATAAGGATATCCAGATTCAAATCTCTTTTTAATTACCTGTCCCCATATTTTACGAGCCTGTTTATCTCCATCGATCATTTTTTTCATCCATTCATCTGAAACACAAACGCCGACAGACATTTCTTGAATTTCATGACCTTCTCCTCTAATCTTTAAAAATTCTTCAATATCTGGATGATCAACAGGAAGATAAGCAGCAAATGAACCACGTCGAACATTACCCTGCGACACAACGTTCATAAGCTTATCATAAAGCTCCATAAAATGAATAGAACCAGTAGAACTACCACCTGATGATATCGCGGCTCCACGACCTCTCAAGGCTCCAAAATAAGCACTTGTCCCGCCACCACCTTTGGTCATTTGACCGACTTCGGCAACTTTTTCTAAAATAGAAACCATGGTGTCTCCTATATAACTTCCAAAACATGAAATAGGCAATCCTCGTTCGCGTCCAAAATTACTCCAAATTGGACTTGATAAAGAATAATATCCTTTAGACATATAATCATAGAATTTATCTGAAAATCCTTCTATACCTAATAGGCTTTGCGCTCTATCAGCTATATCTTGAATTCTTTGTTCTGGTGTTTCGCCTTCTATTAAATATCCTCTTTCGAGAAATTTCCTTGAGTCTTTATTGAGCCAATATATATTCTGTGTCATAAATTAAAATAAGTCGTCTTCTGAAAATGATTGATTTTTCTTTGAATATTCTGTTGGTCTAGAATGGAAAAAATCAGTCATGTTATTGCCAAGTAATTCTTCATCAAACCAAGTGGTAGAAGATACTAATTCTTCATCGATTTCAAACACTTTTGAAAATCCTATTTGACTTAATGATTCGTTGATTCGGTTTTTGATGAATTCTTTAAGAATATTAGCAGACAATCCTGGTTCGTCAATACCATTAACCATCCAATCTACAATTTTAGCTTCGGATTTGAATGCTTCTTGAGCTTCCATTAAAATTCTTTCTTCTAATTCTTGATCAAACAATTCAGGCAATTCCTCACGAATAGTGTTAATAATTTGTATACCAACCAAAGCATGAATATTTTCTTCATTACGAGTATACTTAACTTGTTGATCTGTATCTTTCAACACGTTTTTAAATCTTGCAAACCAATTGATAACATAGAATTGTGAAAATAAAGAAACATTTTCAACGAACAGTGTGAATAAAATCAATGCGTATAAATATTGTTTCTTTGAATCTTTATAAAATTTATGAGTATATTTTTTTAAATATTTCACTCTGCCTTGAATCCACTCAAGTTTAAGATTTTCTTCAAAAATATCCTCTAATTCTAAAACGCTCAACAAACGCTCATATGCACTGTTGTGAATAACTTCCACATTAGCCATAACATATCCAAGATCTTGAAGAGATGGATGTGGGAGATTATCTCCCAATTTGGCCCAAAATGTTTTAACAGCAACTTCGATTTGTCCAATTGCAGAAAGAGTTCTTATGATGATTTCTCTTTCTTGCTCTGTCAATTCTACTTTAAACTGTTGTACATCAGATTTAAAATTAAACTCTTTATCAGTCCAAAAGCCATTTTGCATTGCTTCAATAAATTGTTCTGTCCACGGATATCTGTTTGGTTTTCTGCTTATTTGCTCTTGGAATATGTTCATTTTTGTTTCCTCTAAATTCGTTTTCAATAATGTATCGTCATTCATAAAATTGTCAATTAAGCTTTTTGTTTGATTATTTAGTTGGCTATTTTTGTCTTTCAAAAAACATTTTTTATCATTCCGTTTAATTAAATAAAGATAATCATGAGTGATAAATGGATTGAAGAATTAAGCTTACTTTATGAATCAGATCCCAGACAAATAACACCACATAGAGCATCTGGAATGGGTCCAGAAGCATACGATCCTAGAAACTCATGGAGTGGTAAAGTTGGAATTTCTGATGGCACAGCAAGCACTAGAGCGGCTGCTACGCCATATCAACAATCTTTTATTGGAGAGATGGAAGAAGATGAAAATAAAATAATGTCTGCTATACAAAAAATAGAAGACCAATTTAATTCTAATTCTGATAAAGACAAAAGCGTTAGATATGCATTGGGTCTTCTTAAAAAAGAATTAAAGCGCAAGCTTTAATAAATTTATCTACTTACTTCTTCCCAATCCATAGAAGCAAACATACCAGAACCATTAGTGGTATCTGATGCAGCAACCAAAGTTAATTCAAAAGGAGTTTTTGTTAAATTGTTTCGTTCTAATTGAAACTTAAACAAAGCTTCTTTAAGAATATCCAAATTCGGAGAACCTTGATTAGAAGAATTTAAGAAGCCACTTGCTAAAATTCTTCCCCCCGCATAGCTTGTTCCTGTAATGTTGTATTGAACGGCACTATCAACTCCAGCATCAACCCAACTTCCCCCTGTTGTGACTCCGCTTGCTCTTACCTGCCAGTTATAGTTTATGCCATTTCCATCCCCAAGAATTGATAAAGCCGTTAAAATAATAATTGCATCAAGTCTGTCTGGAGTTGTTTTTAATCGAATTGAAATAATTGGATAAAACGTACCAGCTACTGCAAACGTTCTTGGTGCAGTTATTGGGATAGATGCTGCTTGTTGTAATCCTCTTAATTCATAGCCACCTTCGGATATAACCGTACTACATACTTGCTTCAATTTACTAGGACCTGATGTAGCTGCTTTATTTTCTATTTCGTATCTTAAAGGTAATGACGCGGTGGTAATATATGTAGAGTCAATTAAGTTAGCGTGATGAAAGTAATGACATGGTACAAACTGACCATTAATAACAAACCCAGTTCTGACAGTACCTAACCCCAGCCATTCTATATCCATGAATAGGATTTGTGCTTTTGTAATATCAAGCGTGATTCCTGATGGTCCTGAACCATCAAGCTTATCAACATTCCATCCTGATTGTGGTGTTCTTGTTGAAGTAACAGTACCAGTTACAAGGCTGCGTTCAACCATATACAATGAACTATCATCTAGTTCTAAATATATACCGTTTTCAGCTCCATAATAACCAACACGCTGTCTTAGGTTGGTAGTAGAAGGACTAAAAGTAAAGGTACTCATTATCTGTAACGATTTACCTGGTTGATAAGCAAACACTTTTGTTGTCTCTCTATATACTTTAGAGCCACTTAATGCATCTACCTTTAACTCTACCAGTCCTTGATTTTGATTAAACTGAGCAGATGCAGAGGTTGTAGTTGTACCACCTGTGAGAGTAGACCAAAGATTGTTATCGGCATATCTATGGGATGAATCAAATAAAGTTAATGGAGAAGATATTCTTGTACGACCAAACGCATCAGACGCTAAGTTGTAATTTCCAGAATAGTTAATTAAAGGCGTAACGCTTATAGCAGTAACTGGATTTGTAATTGTAACTGCTGTAACTGGATTAACTAAAGAAAAAGAACTAACTGGATTGTTAATTGTAACTGCTGTAACTGGATTAACTAGAGAGAACGAACTAACTGTATTAAGAACCGTAACAGCAGTTATAGGATTACTAACAGTAATAGTACCGCTTATAGGAGTAATGCCTGTTGTTATAACTCGCACTGCACCTACTTCAGATCCATCTACAGTAGCTGTACGGACTATTTGCGCATATACATCTGTTCCTGTGGTATGATCAACGATACCAACATTGCCAATATCAACATTACTAGCTGATAAAATTAAATTGATATCTGACGCATTAACCAGGTGGGTTAATACTGCGTATTTAGGATATATTGTATTGTTATAACCATCACCGTAAGTGCCATTTGCAGAAGTTATTGCGGGAAATCTAGAATCACCTACAATTTCTACATATTTACCATAGTCTGCAGTTGCCTTATTGATTACAACATTGCTATTAATAGCCATATTTATATTTATCAAAAAGTCGTACATCTTACATAATATTGACAAAAATAACAACGGTGTTTAAATATGTGCGACTTTCTGAAAAGAAATCACAAGAAAAAGAGGAGCCTTGCTCCCCTCAACATTATAAAAAATTATGAAAAACTTATTATTAATACTATCGTGTAGTATTTTGTTAATAAACAATTCTGCAAATGCATACACTGAAATTAAAAAATCAAATAATGAAAATTATTTCATGGCTAGAATAACCTTTTACACAGACTGTCCAAGATATGGTAAAAAAACAGCCAGTGGAAAAATTGCGAAAGAAGGATATACTGTAGCAGCAGAGAAAAAAATACCATTCGGAACGCTTTATAATATTCCAAGTTTGAAAAATATAATAAAAACTGATGGGATATTTCAAGTTCAAGATCGAGGATCAGCAGTAGATAAAAGAACCGCTAGTAAAAATAAATATCCAGTTATTGATGTATACGTTTCTTCACATGAAAAAATAAATATTTTGAAAAAAATAAAAAATAACATAGTTAAAGTTTATTATTAATGAAAATTTTAAATAAAACAAAAACCTACCTTATAGGTCCAATGCAATATGGTGATGGTAGATCATGGAGAGAAGAGATATCTGAATTTTTAAAAACTATCGGAGTTATTGTGTTTGATCCATATAAAAAACCATTTATAAATGCACCATCTGAAGATGAAGATACCCATGCAAAAATGTACAAACTTATGAATATAGGCGAATATGATGAAGTTGCTGAACATTTTAAAGCTGTTCGTTCTTTTGATTTGTCTATGGTAGATAGAGCTGATTTTATCATATGTTATTTAAATCCTAAAGTTCCGACTTATGGAACTGTAGAAGAATTGGTAACAGCAGTTAGAATGAAACGTCCAGTTTTTGTTGTGATAGAAGGTGGTAAAAAAAATACACCACTGTGGGTTATGGGAATGCTGCCACACAAATATATATACGATTCATTTGATGAAATAAAACAAGTATTGACAAATATAAATGACGGACTAAAGTCAATAGACAGTGATCGTTGGAGATTATTTGAACAAGAATTAAGATGAAAGTGGAAGGTTTAATATCATTAAAACTTACAGACGCTTCTAAGCTAGAAGTGTTTTATCAATTTTTATTTGATAAATTCAATTTTAATAAAAATTATATAATTAAGCAAAATAAAATATATCAAATTGAAGAACACAGAGATGAATATTATGATATCTATATTAGAGACGCTGACGAATTAGATTATCACATATATGAAATAATAAAAAAAATAAAATGACATTTATTTAAAAAAAATAAATATACTCAATGTCAATAGATGTCGGTTTCACTTTTACGTGTAGGTTAAATGGAAGATTAGGAAATCAAATGTTTATGATAGCGCATGCATATTCACAGGCGCTAGACCATAATTCCAAATTTATTTCTGCAAAATATGATGTCCCAGCATCTGATTATTTTGATAATATTTATAGAAATATAGATTTTTCTATAAATTATATTGATGATTTAAAAGAAGATGAGTCCTATGTTAATATAGGAACTACCTTTCATTATACCCCAATCAAAGTCCCTAAAAATAAAAATATAATTTTTCATGGATATTGTCAAAGTGAAAAATTCTTTATATCTAATAGTTTAAAAATAAAAGAATTATTTTCAGCAAATGAAGAATTTATAACAGAATATTTTAATAAATATCCATTTTTAAAAGATAACAACACTATTGTTATAAATGTGAGACGAGGAGATTACTTACATTATCCAAATCACCATCCAGTTATTTCAAAAGAATATATATACAAATCGTTAGAATATATACCAGATTATAAAAAAAATCCAATTATTATTATAAGTGATGATATTGAATGGTGTCAAGAAAACATCAATATTGATAATGCGATATTTATTACTGATATATTACCATGGCAAGCATTGTGGTTAATATCTCTTTGTAAATATTTTATAATTTCAAATAGTAGTTTTTCTTGGTGGGGTGCATTTTTGGGTGAAAAAGAAAACAGTATCGTGGTGTGTCCAGATATTTGGTTCGGTCCAGAAATAACAGTCAACACTTCTGACATATATAGAAACAATTGGATAAAAATTCCAACTTATCACCAAAATGGTGTATTATATCCGAAATAAAAAATAAAATGAAAACATTAGTAGTTTGTCCAACTTATGGGAGAGTTCCATATTTAAATCGTATGGTAGCTAGTTTTTTATCACAAACATATGATGATAAACATTTAGTAATTATAAATGATGATAAAAATGTAGAAATATGCTGTGATAACAATCAAGTCACTTGTATAAATTTAAATAAAAAAATTCTACTTCCACAAAAAAGAAACATCGGCATTATGCTAGGATATTACGATCTTATCATGCAATATGACGATGATGATATTTTTTTACCAAACAGAATATCAAATCATGTTCAAAAACACATTGAAAATCCAGATATTTGGTATTATTGGAATATGTCATCATATATTATATATGGAGATAAATTTGAAATCGCTGGATGTTCTCCCAATCACAGTTCTTTTTTAAGAAAGGCGTGGTTTTCTGTTGGTGGATATGCCAACAATGAAAATATCGGAGATGATATGGAATTTTTTTACAAAATACCAAACAATTTTAAAAAGGAAGAAAATGATCCAACATTAGCTGATTATGTTTACAACTTCGGCGGAGTTAACTATCACGCATCTTATGAAAAAGATATTAGAATAGATGAAATTGCATATAATCAATTATCTAATATGAATTTAATAGGTAAAAAATATTGGATAGAACCAGATTATGAAGAATATAACAAATTCTTGATATTAGAAAATTTATATAAACAGAAAAAAGAATCTTTAATTATTAAACATATAGATCAAGGAAAAATCGGTATAGATCATTTAATGATATGATAAAACAATTGATTTTCTAATTTTTTAAAACGAGCATCTGAATGCCACACCTCATCTGTTTGAGGTGTATAAATACCATCTTTTGTTATGATAGATTTACCTTTTTCCAGAGAGAGAATAGAAGGTTGATAAATGTTGTATATAGGCTCTTTCTTGAATGAGCCTATCTCGCAAGATGTCAGCCCTATCATTACTATCATTAGTTTTAGAAGATCGCAACTTTTCAATTTCATTGATAATTTGTTCTTGGTTGATTCTAGATTTTTGAATCATATCATAATAAAATGCTCTATTCTTTAACTCCAAAAAAGCAGTTAAAGCAGATAGAGCATTTTTAATTAATCCTATAATATCCATTATTCGCCTTTATCTTTTGCTTTGCCGATATTAATGGCAGCAAAATCGATAAGAGCGTACAATTTAGCAAGGAATGTACCTGGAGCTGGTGTTGGTGTAGCTGCAGCAATAGCTGATGCTAACGCTACAACTGCTGTGATTATATTCAATATATCATTACCAGTGACGAGTTCTAATATTGTATTCATACACTAGTATTTAGTTCACTGCCTAATAAATATTATTATGGAGTTTCCAGGTAAAAAACAAAAAGTAATGAATGTTCAGAAGGCTTTAGGACTATCAACTGATGGTATTGATGGTCCTAGAACATGGGATGCTATTGAAGAAACTGTTGTAAAGGACAAGCCTCAAACAGTTCCTACTACTCCTACAGGCAATACATTAGCTGAAAAGTTAGTAGCTCTAGCAAAGAAAGAAGTAGGTGTGGAAGAAGTTAACGGGACCAACTGCGGTCCTAGAGTTAACGAATATAAATCAGCAACTTGGTTAGATTCAACGAAATCATGGCCTTGGTGCGCTGCTTTCATTTGCTGGTTGTTTAGAGAAGCAATGAAAGATGGTAAGTATAGCTTCGAAAGACCCAAGACAGCAGGTGCTTATGATTTTGAAAATTGGTGCAGAGAGCAAGATACACATGTTCTTTTAAAGAAACCTCATAATGGCGATATTAAGCCTGGAGATATTGTTATCTTTAACTTTTCTCACATTGGATTAGCAATTGGAAATCCAGATTCTGCTGGTTATGTTAAAACAATCGAAGGAAACACTGATGGCTTTGGATCTCGTGAAGGCGGAGCGGTGTTAGAAAAAAGACGTAAATTGTCATCTATACGTAGTAGAATTAGAGTTGTAATTTAATATCAAATAATTAAATAAAAATACTATGATCAAAAGAATAAGCGATAACTCTGTTAAACTTTGCTGCAATAATAATGGTTGCCCAACCGTAACTGATATTGGTGAAGGATTAATTGAAATTACAGACGATAACGGCAATAAAATCGTTGTCAAGAAAGAAGAAGCGAGTTTAATTTCTGACGGTGTTAAAACACTCGATAAAGAAAATCTCATTCTTGGATGAATTTAATTTATCACACTTTCGTATTATTAGGAATATGCTTCATATTAAAATATGGAGCTATTCTTAATTTTATAAGAAATCCTTTGAAAAAAATATCTTTTTTTAAAGAACTTTTTAATTGCTGTTTGTGTATGGGATTTTGGATTGGTTTATTTTATTCAACAATTTCCCAAATGCCTTGGACTTTATGTTTTTATTCTGCCGCTGTTTGCTGGATCGCGGATTATATTATACAAATAATTCAGAAATATTTGTATAATTAACGTTTAACTATTGTGTTTTTAATATTGTTAACCAATAATTCAAATCCTGTTATTTGATTTTTATCAAATTTTCCAGCTTTAGTTCCGATACTTATATAAAAATATTGTTTATCTACCACGCCTATATTGTACATTATATTTTGTGTAACTCCTAGATGTTCAAAATGATGTTTTAATTGACACTCATTCATTTCTGAAACATCACTAATACAATAACCAGCTCTTATAACTTCTAATAAATTTTTAATATAATCTGAATCTATTGAAATATTTTCATATGTTGGTATTTCGTTCAAATTATTTCTATTCCAATCTTTATATATAGCTGATGTATAAAATGATTTTCCAACTTGGGGAATCCCCCCTCCATTATGAGCTGCAAAAATAATAGCATGGTCTGCTCCAGCCTTTATTATTTCATATAAGTATTCTTGTATATCTATACTATCTTGTAAAAATTCTAACATTTTTAAATTAGAAAAAGGTCTTCTTTCTACAAAAAATTTAATCATAGATGTTGTTGCTTTTATTAAAGTAACTAAAGCACCAGAACTGATCAGAGCCATTAATATTAAAAATCCTCCGCTCTGTGTATCAAAAAATTCATTCATGTTTATTATATTATTTATAAAAGAAAATTAATTTTTTAAAAAAATTATGAAAGATAAATAATAAAGTGAATAGCAAATATATAGAATTAATTGATAGCGTGTATTCCTCTATTTTAGAGGAAAAAAACGATAATTCATCTATCGATGAATTTATCAAAATACGATCAAACGGAGCTAAAAAAATTGAAAAACAAGCCAAAGAAAAAGGCGGAGCTTCGATATTAACAGCGATTCATTTTAAAGCAAAAGAAATTCCATATGAACATTGCTTAGAAAATTCAGAAGATATAAAATCTATAGAAAAAAAAGCAGATCTTGTTTTTAATAAACTTAAAAATTGGAAAAATTTATCACAAAGACAATTTCAAGCTTTGATGGGTGAACTTGAAGCTTATGGTGAAATTTATATAAAAATTAAAAAGCCAAACAGTATAAATTTAAATTAATTATTTTTGTTGTAATCTATACAACAAATGATTGAATTCTGCTTCGATTTCATCTTTGATATTTTTTAAATCATCAAATCCTTCAGAGATGGATGATAAATATGAAACGATCTCAGTTTTTAATGATGTGTACGAAGATATCAAATCTCCTTTATATGATTCCACTTTAATTGTATAATTTGTATTATTATTGGGAATTGTCGTTCTTCCGTAATAAACTTCTACAAACTTATCAAATAATTCATCCAACGTTTCGTATGCAGTTGATAACGCTTTATGTTCAGCATAACTCTTAGTTTGCCAATGATCAACCTTTAGTTGATTTAAAACCGTGAAAACTGCAATCAAATTCATATGTTTATTTATGAGGTTTTTTAGCTTTTTCAACTTTATCCAATAATTTGTAATAATCTATTCTCTCAAAAAGATGATGAGATGCTATAGTTCTTGCTTGCTTTTCGTCTAACGGATTTTCTGGATCTTCCTCATGTTCCATTTCTATTTTCATTCCATCATTCAATGCGGTTTCTACATCTTCTTTAGAAACGCCATGCTTTTTCATTATTTCTTCAACAGTTTTTGGCGGCTTCATTCCTTCATAAATTAAACCGATATTGATTGAATCTTTATTAAGCATTTATATATTTAATAAAAATGATAAATATAAATATGAGCTTTTACGAATTTTACAATTCCATCATAAATGAAAATTTAGTTCTCAAAAAAAGACCAATACAATTAGATGATGGTTCAACTGTATACGAATTTATAGTTGATAGTGATATTGAAAATCCCAGAGATAAAAGCAACGAAACATATAAAAATAAAGATAACATAAAAAAAGCTGGGTTCGTGTGGAATAAAAATATTGGAAAGTGGACAAGTTCTGAAAAATTTTCTTTAGAAAATTTACAACAAGGAATTGCAAAATATAAAAGAGCCATTTTATCAATAAACAAAGATTTTAATGCCGTCGGATTTGATGATTATGCTGACGACCTTGAAGAATTTTTAGATCTTGGAATAACTGATAAACTTAAAGAATTCTTCACAGAATTAAAAGAAAAAATTAAAAATGCAAAAGATTCCCCAGAAGTTAAAGCGTTTTTTGAATTTAGAAAAAATTTCACCAATAGAAGTTTTAATAATCAAATGCTTATATTCATGCAGAATAGAAAAGCAACTCATGTAGAAGGCAAAAAAACATGGGAAACGAAATTTGGAAGAAGACTCAAACTTGGAGCAAAATCAATTAAAATTTTTGTTCCTATCATATCTAAAGATAAAAAGAATGAAGATGCTCCACAAGCTGATATGAAAGTTGATGAAACTCAACAATTAAAAGGATTTACAATTGGCAATGTATATGATATATCAGATACTGTACCAATAGAAGGCAAGGAACATATGTATGTACAAGAACCAAAATGGTACGATGATGCAACCCCAGATGAAAAAACTAGATATCTTTATGATGCTCTTGTTAAATTTGCCGAAGAACATAATGTTCAAGTATCTATAAGTGATGAGGGATTAGGCGGAGCTAGAGGAGTCAGCAGAGCAGGATCAATACAATTGATGCAAGAAAACATATCAACAATGATTCATGAATTAACTCATGAAATTTTACACCCCGCTGATAAAAGAAAAGAATTATCAAGTGAAATAAAAGAATTACAAGCGGAAGGTGTAACATATCTAGTATTGAAACATTATGGTCTTCCTACATCACACGCTGAAATATATCTAGCTCTTTGGGAAAAAGATCCAGAAAATGTAAAACAAAATGAAGAAATAATAAGAGACACTGCTAAAATGTTTATTGAATATATTGACAATGCTACTATGAATTCTTCAGAAGAATCTCCCGTTCAGGAATCTTATATAAACAGCTTGAAAGCAATGTGGTAATATGAAAAGCTTTGAAAATTTTTACGAAAACTATACAAACGAGTCCGAATTAAATGAAGGATTCAAAGAGAATTTAATAAATTCATTACTGGCATTGTTTAGTATGGGAGCCGCTGTTTATGAAGGAAATTATGTTCTTAATTTCTTAAACAATCAACCAGCCCCAATGGAACAAAAAATCGATGCTTTAAATCAAGTAAAAGACCAAACAGACAATATAAAGATTAAAAAAGCCGTTGATGATGCCATTCAAAAAATAAATCAACCAGCTCAAAAAGTAAAAGAAAACATCACTGGGGAAAAATCTAAAATATTAGATCTCGCTGTAAAACTTACATTGCCAAGTGAAATATTAGGAACCAATATATATGATAAAGTGAACGATAGTTTTATGAGACCATATCTTGATGACAAAGGATATTGGACGATTGGGGTTGGTCATTTATTAGGTAGCGAAGCTAAGAAAAATTTTTGGATACAAAATAGAGCAAAGCAAGGAAAATCAGCCACTTTATCAAGACCAGAGGCGCTGGCTCAATTTAAACAAGATCTTGAAAAACATCATAATCTAGCACAAAAGAAATTCCAAAAGGAATGGCATAAATTTCCAAATGAACTCAAAGCGGTGTTAGTAGACATATCATTCAGAGGAGATCTTGAGAAAAAAGGATTAGGTGATTTCGCATTCGTTGAACTTTTAAAACAAGGAAAATATAAACAAGCAGCGAAAGAATATTTGGATCACACTGAATATAAATCAAGAATGAAAAAGGATAAACCAGACGGTGTTGTGAAAAGAATGAACAGAAACGCTGCTATTATATCAAAAACGACATAACATTAATTCTATTGACAATGTATTTTCATGTGGTAAGTATTATACATATGAAAACAAAAAACATATTGTTGGCAGTCGCAGCATTTGCTGCATTCACAAGCGTACAAGCTGGTACAGTTGAACCTGTAACTGTTACAGCTGAAGAGTCCTCGACACCATCCATTGTTGTTGAAACTGGATATTCTTCTGAAAGCGTGTGGCGCGGTGCTGACCTTGGCAGAGACGAAGCAAGTGCTGTTGTAACTACAACCACAGAATTACCAATTGGTGTTGGTCTTGATCTGGTCGCTGGTTATAGCAACGCTGACACTGAAGTAAAAGACGAAGAAACCGATCTTTCTGCAGTTTTCTCAAAAGAGATTGCTGATTATCTTGTTTCTTTGAGTTATACTTGGTATTCGCAAGACTTTGCCAAAGATGGTAGTGGACAAGCGCAAGAAGCTGGTCTTTCGGTTTCGCGTGAAGTTGGACCTGTTGATGTTACATTCACTCAATACCTTGCGATCAAGGGTGATAATAACTCATACAGCGAACTAGCAGCAACATACAGTGACGATTTCGGTCTTCCTGTTGTGTTGGATTTCCGTTCTGAACTCGGCTATCTTGCTCAAGAAGGAAAATGCACTCATTTTGAAACTAGAATTTCAACCGATATTCCAGTTTTGCAAGAAGTAACAGCAGTTCCGTTTGTTGCATATTCTCTTGGTCTTGATGACTCTGTAGGTGCGCATTCAGACATGCATAATGTTTTCTTCGGTGGGATCGAGTTTAAGCGCTCGTTCTGATTTAGATATTCAAAAACCAAAATAAAAACCAATACCGTCTTGTGAGAAATCGCAAGGCGGTTTTTTAATGTAAAAATTTTATTATATATTAAATATTAAATATGCGCAAAGATTTTTCAGAATTGTCATTTTTATATGAAAATGTTCTTATAAATGAAATATCTCAAAAATATGTGGATGTTATAAAAAAAGCTGCCAATGACCATGTGTTACCATTTGAAAATGTTTTTAACAATAAGTTGAGGATTATACTTCCCATCAAGGGAACTGAAACATACAATGCTATTTTAAATGATATTTCAAAAATAAAAGATTTTGATCGTTTCGATCCAGAAAAAAAAGAGGTCGTTAGAAAAATAAAACTCGATCCAAAATATGGCGGGGGAGAGAAAGAACAAAAAATAAACTTGGGAAGAGCGATCAATTCTTTAAAAATTGATCCAGAAACAAAAAAGAAATATTTAAATTGGTTTGCCAATTACGAATCCAACATACCAGAAATGAATGATCTTAAAAGATTTTCTGTGGTTGTTTCAAGAAGTCCAATTGATGTGTTGAGAATGTCTGATATCAGCGATATAGAATCATGTCATAGTCAAGGCGGTGCGTATTTTCAATGTGCGATTCAAGAAGCTATAACAGGCGGGGCTGTGGCTTATGTTGTACACACCAGAGATCTTAAAAAATTATCAGACGATGAGTTTCAAAATGAAGAAATATTCGAAGACAAAGAAAGAAACGTCAAAGGAATCGGCGTATGGTCTAGATTAAGAATAAGAAGATACGAAATAGAAGAAAACAACAATGATATCGGGATTCCAGAAGTCAGAATCTATGGTCGAAAAATACCAGGATTTTATGACACTGTGAAAAACTTTTTAACAAAATCTCAACAATACAGCGTTGATAATCTTTATAAATTATATAAAAATAAACAACTTAAAAAAACTGGTGGCTCTTATTCAGATTCCAGCGATAGTCAATTATTCAATAGAATGTACGACACTGATGTTTTTTATGGAAGCATTCGTCACGAAGACAATGATGAAAATGCGGGTAGAGAAGCGCAATTCGAAGAAGAATTAGCAGGATTTCAAAACCGTTTCGAGTTTGAACATTGTAATGCGGGTTATAGTATTGATGGAGATGATGATTATGTTTATTATACAGCGTGGGGAGCAATCAATATAGATCTTGGAGAATATCAAGTGATTGATGATTTTGTAGAATTTGACAGCGAGTATGAGATAAGCCAATTAAAAAAATACAACAAAGATTCTCAACACCAATGGGAAAGATCACTGCCATATAATTTTAAAAACAGAAACCAAGAATCCTCAATAAACACTTATAAAAATTTCCTAACAGATTTTGAACAATACGATAGCACATCTTTCGTAGAAGACTCGTTGGCTTCGATAAGCATAAAAAGAAATTACAATGAAAAAACGGGAAATTGGGAAAAAAATCATTCATCAATGTCGCTGGGAATATTATTCAACAACGAAGAAAGCACAGACGACACTGACGAGTATCTCTCTTTCTTGAGAGAGGTTGACAACATAGATGGAAACTACGAATCAATCAAAAAAGCATTATTAAAAGCTTTATTGAAAAACGGTTTGATAAAATCAGGACCAGATATGGAAAAATATACCACCATATCAAAAGAAAAAGAATTTGTAGAAGATATAAAGAACTTTGAATTTGATACGTCAGAAGACGCATTAACAACTGATATATTTTTGGGAAGATACACAGAGCTATCAAAAGATGTTGCTTACGCAAACATCAGCATGATATTTGGAGAAGCACTTGAAAAATATCTAGACACGTATTACAAATCACCGCAAATCAATACACAGCAAACCACATTTGATAAGTTTTTTGAAAACCACTACAACGAAACGCTTGTTAATAAGTATGGAATAGAAAATATCAAATGCAGATACACCACCCAAGCATTCAACACCGAATTATACAACATGAGTTTGGAAATAAAATTCGAAGCATTGAACAGCAAAACCGCGCCAATTATCAAATTCCTAAATGATCACTATGATGATATAACCAACATAGCCAAAATGTTTTTCTTAAAACTCGCCAAAATAGAAAACCAGGACACCAAAAGATTACAACAGGTGTATGGTAAGTTATTACAATAATCAACCTTCCATAACTTCATCTAAATCATAAAAGCTATTTATAAAATTGATATTGGCTTTTTGGATTGGTGTGAATCTGTGTGTAACTTCTTTTTCGTAAAATGTTTTGTTCTGCGAAAAAACAATTCGAACCCATCCCAAAGAAAAAAGAGTATCGTATACTCCTTTTTTGGAAGAAGTCCCAATACTATCTAAAATTTGTTTTCCAACGATTTCATGTTGTCCAACACCACCACGCACCACTGCAAAATTACCATGGCGATCCATCCAAAACCCATAAGGTTTGTTCATAGGCAAACGAACAATGCTGTTGTGTATTTTCAAGGTGTCTTGATCATCAAAAGCTTTTGTTTTACTTGCTTCTTCAATCATTTCAAGATAAATACTGTTTATATCTAAACGATAATTCATAATTTTATTTAATATAATTCGTTTTGTATAGAAGATAAGTATTCTCCATCCAGAGTTTGGATTATTTTGGATTGCACAACAACACCAGGATTGATGATAATCACCGAAAGGTTTTCGTTTCTAATGTCTCCTTCGCCTGTGTTCTTGTAAAACGCTACATCATAATCACCCAAACCTTCAACATAATCATAACCGTGATCAGAGCCATCGTCTGGCAACAACTTTGGATACACATCACCCGTTCTAATAATTAGCTCATAAAGATAATATGTGTCATACTTTCCTTCGTCATTGATCATATAATCAGCGCGAATCAACGCTTGTTGACGAGTACCACAATGAGATCCCGAAACGTAATCTCGCTTATCACCACGAGCAGAACTACGAAAAACTTTTAAATATTCCACACCTTCAACGTCTTTAAACTTTGTATTTGCCGTTAATTCTTGAGTGTTATAGAAAGATTCCAAAAAGCTTTTCATAGGATTATTTAATTGACTAAATATTTTAGATAATGAAAAACAGAGATCAACTATTATTGACAAATATATATACAAGTTCTGTTTTGTCAGAAAGTATAACAGCAGCTGTTAAAAAAATTTCAATTGAAAACCTTTTACCAGATAAAGATAACATGGAAGTGGCTGTTGATTCTCTAAGAAAAGGCATGCGCAGTTCTGATAATAATCCTATATCGGTTTATAAAAATAAAAATAAATATATAGTAGCAGACGGACATCATCGCTTGTTGCAATCCATAATCAACGGCGATGAATCCATCAACGCAAAAATCCTTCACTCAGACACACCAGTATCCACAACAGGAACAATCAAATTAGACTTATTCGACGGCGATTACTATGGACTGGATTCATCTCTAGAAAACGGATGGTTAATAAAAAGACTATGAAAAACGAAGACAGATATTTTTTAGAAGAACTCTATACAGAAATGGCATTGTCCAATCTACAAACGATTGGCAAATGGCAAGACGATAAAAATAGACACGGATATGACAAAGCATCAGTAGGAATACTATCATCTCCCGCAGGATTAAAAAAATTAGAAGACACATTCAACAAAATAGGAGGATGGGACTTTAATCTATATTTCGTAAAATTACCAAACGCATGGAAACAAAGCGAAATGGGACTGGTTGATATCAACAACCTACCACAATTAATCAAAGTCGAAGCGGGAAAAGATTTCCCCATGCCAACAGACAGCGAAATAACAATCATATTCACAAACAACGCAGCGGCAGAAAAAGTACCATTAACACCATGGACAATAGCACACAGAATAGGACATTCTTTCGCAGCAACATTCAGAAGAGGAAACGATAAATCTATACAACACTATGATAACGAAATATCAAATATATTAAAAAAATTATTAATGTGTTATAATATAAAACCAGAAGGAAATCTGTTATACTCCCAAGCTTATTATATAAGAGATCTATTTCAAAAAATAGGAAAGTTCCGTAGTGCTAGAATGGGTAAATTAAATCGCCCAGCAGAATTCTATCACGAAGCGTTCTCGTATTGGTTATTACACGATGGAGAACTAAACTTCAATGATCCCCCACAATCACTGATAGACAGCAACAAACAAGCATGGGGAACACCAGTGGGTATGAATTATAGATTACAAGATGCAGAAACAGCAGAAGACTTATTATATCAATTAAAATATGAATTAGAAGAGAAATTCAATTATATGATAGGAAGACACATCGGCACAACGTCGATTATGTGATCGGGCCTTATACAAAAAACCTATAAAAATATAAAAAAAAATATTTTAATAAAAATTGGCCTTATATAAAAACCTACAAAAAATACAAAAAATATTTTATATAGTAAAAAAGCCTTATAGTAAAACTTACAAAAAATACAAAAAATATTTTAATAGTAAAAAAGCCTTATATAAAAAACTTACAAAAAATACAAAAAATATTTTTCCATGGCCCCCCCTTTCAAAAAAAACCTACCAGCGTGTAGAAGCAAATTCTAACACGCTGGTAGGTATGGTTGTATGTTATTCTAGTTTCTTACTACTCAGTAGTCAGCTAACTCACCGAATTCCTCTTCGACGAACTCTCGTGCGAACTCTCTGGCAGCGTCAGTGACTTCAGCAGCTAGGTCATAGCCGTTGTCGATCATCTCTTCGATCTCGTCGATGTAGTCGCAAAGTGATGCCGTGTCTGGCAGGTCTGATAGACTCATCATGGTGATGGCTTCGACTTCACGATTGATAATGTTGATTGCTTTTTGTCTGTTTGTCATGGCAAGGTTATGATAATCTAGTTTTTAACTGGTGATTGGCAAGCAGGAGACGATCAATCTCCCACTTGCCTTTACCATGCTACCTATTGAAACATTTGAATGACTACAACCATCCAGATGGCAAGGTTGAGTCCAATGACGATACCGAGTAATTCTTTCATGATGTTAAGATATGTTGTCGCCCCCTCAACTTTCTACTGCGTTGCTACGGGATCTTGTGAGTAGGGGAAACCACCCCAGGGCGACAAAAGGATTATGTTCTAGTTTTTTACTGGTGGCCAGAGTAGTTTACTGGTTCGTCAGAGTCAACCTTGACGCACCAGCACTTCTTGGCTGTTTTCTTCTGGTAGTCAGTCCATGGCTTTGGGCCAAAGGCAGCTTCCCAAGCTGCCTTTTCTGTTGGGCCATCGCCCAGATTGCAATGTCGAAGGCAATTGATGCCCGATTGTCCTTTGATGATGTATTTCATGGCGAAACTATTATGATCTAGTTTTTTACTGGTTGACTTTAGCTTCCCAGTTGAAAATGTCGGCTTGACTGATCTTGATGCCGTGCTTGTAAAACAAGTGGGACAACGCGAGTCGGCTCATGCCTTTCTTGCGGCACACTCTGATTGCCTTTCGATAAGGCTCACAGCGCTTCACAAAGGGAGCGGTGCGGCGTGGCATCGGAGTGTTGATGATTTGATTTGAGATGTGTGCGGATGATAGTTTCATAGTAGTGGTGTGGTATTGGAATGATATTCTAGTTTTTTATTAGTTAAATCGGCAAACCTCTTCAAAAATTCCTTCGTTGTTTTGGACATAAAAGGAACAATCGAGCATTTCCATTTCGTCGTCCACTTCGTCTTCCATTGGAGGGCCAAACTCAATCACATCGCAAATTGGAGTGAAGTGAAGCTCCTTGTGCTTGTCGATGTAGCAAAGGAACAAATTGTCTACTGTGTAATCTTCTAGTGTATTCATGGTATTGGAATGATATTCTAGTTTTTTAATACTCCCATTCTGGCTCGTATCCATCAGCGAAACGATCTTCGTATGCCGCATCGAGCCATGCGTCTTCGTTGCCCTCGTTGGTGAGGTCATAGGGAAGCAGGTCGTCTTGCAGATTGTAATGGGGATCATACAATGCTTCATCGCCGTATTCTTCAACAAAGACATTGTATGGGATGGTATCGGGTTCAATAGTATTCATGGTAGTGTTAGGATAATTTAGTTTCTTACTGGTGATCCTTTAGGCGGATCAATCCATCGCTTTTCTGGCAAGCCGATTGCCACGCACCGCCACGCTCTCCGTTGCGGCTTTTCTCTTGTGCCTATTTGATCGGTCGGCTTCCGTGTTCCTACTATGCGGGAACCTAACGCAAATTCATCATAACCTAGTTTTTAACTGGTCAGATTTCGATGATGTCATCGTCATCGGCATAGGGATAAATCCCAGTATCGGGATCGTAAAGATCACCGAAAACGATTTGCAATTCCAAGGTATCAAGTAGGGCGAGTAGGTCAATCATGGCAGGGTCATCATAACCTAGTTTTTAACTAGTGGATTTGAGATAAAAAAAGGGGAGAGTGAAAAATCACTCTCCCCTTGTGGATTGTTATGCGTTGGCTTTTGCCGCTTCCATTTCCGCGATCATCGCCTTGAGGCGTTCGATCTTGGCCGCAGTTTTGGTTTCAGCGCGTCCGTTGTGGATTGCCTTGGACTCGACCTCAAAAAGGTCAACGCCATCGGGAGTGAAGCGGTGGGACATTGCCACTTCGACAATGACGCGCAATGCTTCGCCGTCATTCTTCAACTCAAATTCCTCTTTCAAGGATTGGATGAAGTCTTTGTCGCGGAGGGTGGGAACGATAGGATGCTGTTTATTTTTCATAGCAAGGTCAGTGTATTCTAGTTTCTAACTGGTCTCAACCTTTCAGGCAGGTATCATTCCATCAATCTTCTTGGCGATTGATTGCCGTTTGGTGCTGGCATCATCATAACCTAGTTTCTAATTAGTCATTGCAAATTCATCAATGAATGTTTCGAGAATGTCACTAGGTGCTTCAATGCTTATTGCGATAATCATGCGGTTAAATTTTATTTTAGTTTTTTATTAGTCTGGTGTATTTTTTAACTTATTATGAATAGATTGTTATGGTTAAGATTCCAGATTGGAATAAAAAGATTCCGCTGGAGGATAATAATAACACAAAATTATCCTCCAGCGGATTTTACCACGATACTACACCTATAAAAAATTATATGATTTTAGGGAAATTAGTCACAAAACAATCCCTTGCGTATCTTTCTTTTGCGATTCTTTGAAGGGGTATTTGCACAAGGCTTGAGCAAGCGCATAGGATTTTTGGATTTGACTGCTGTTAAAATCCCGTGGATGAAGTATCCAAGGATTAGAATTGTTGTGAATCCAATTGAAAACCACACATAAAATGTGATGAATGTTTCGATTGTGAAGAATGATGTTGTTAGATATTCAATCATAATTTGATTATATAATAAAGTTATTGATTGTCAAGAGAGTTGCATTGGTAGCCAAGGAATTAGTTATATGAAACGAACGCAAGAGATTTTCCTTGGCTACCTTTGCAAAATTATCGTATACCAGCAAGCGCATCAGCCACTATGCGTTTTATCAGACTTAATAATGTATGTAGAACTCACAAAGTTGTGATGACAAACTGATTATATTATCATCGCAACTTTATAAACATCATTTTATCATTTACCAGATGAGATTACTTCGTGTGTTTTGGGATTGATCATTCTCACCAGATAGTCAATGATGAATTGAGTTGAGTCTTCTCCTATTGGATGGCTACCTAGTTGGTTGCCCATGCGATAAGTTAGATAGTTTTCGTGGATGGTAAAGACTAGATGGTTCATTGTTTGGAATGTTTGATGTGAAAAGCCACAAAGTCTTCTGCGAGATTATCAATTAGTTCTTCAACAAAAGCACTGGCATCATCCATTGGGTGAAGTTCAAACTTTGAAACCGCATCCCAAACTTCGATTTGCTTTTGATCTTCCTGCTGTTCTGATGTGCTGTATTCATCAGCGAGCAAAGCGAGAGAGAGTCTTTCAGCACTCCAATCTTTGGGCCATTTGGAAAGGAAATGACCTGCGGCGATTAGGTATGCTTCGGCGTGGAGGGGATTGTTAGTGTCGAGGAGGATGTAGTCTTGCATGGCGTGAGGTTAGTTGTTTTGGGATTGCTTGTCAACAAGTTCTTTCGCGATTTCTTCTTTGAGGTCTTCCAGTAGATCAATGAAGTCAGAGAGTTCATCGTCCATAAGAAACATAGGAAGAATGCGGTCAATGATTGGTTCAGCAGGAAGCTCCCTTGTCAATTCGTAGTAACGCTTGAGTTTACAAGTATCGTGTGCGAACTCACCGATTTGTTTGATTGGTTGCATGGTTATTGTTCGATGAGGTTATTTTGTTTACAAAACTCGGCAATTACACCATTCATCTCCGTAAGAAAGTCGGAGATCATGAGTTCCTTGTCGAATGAGACTTCGTTGCCTTCGATGCAATATAAAAGGTCAACTTGGATTGTGGGTGGATTGATTGGTTGCATGGTGATTAGTCGTCAGCGTGGTGAGTTTCCATTAGTTCAGCAAGATAGCCGCGAATTTCATCAGCGGTTTCGCTTTCTCCTCCAGAGTATTCGTTAACAAGATCGAGAGCTTGATTGGCGATTTCCTCAAGGGCTTCAATTGTGTTTAGTAGTTTTTCGATTGTGGTCATGTCAATAGTATAGTTTAGTTTCTTATTAGTGAAAGTGTGCTCCCCGCTAGGAGTCGAACCTAGGCTTCCAAGCTATCAGCAAAGCTATCCATGGTTTGCTTTGCTTTAGTGTTTGGTGTGCCAGCGCATCGGGGAGGTGAGCTTATTGTAAGTTAGTTTTTTATTAGACGCTGGCAGGAATTTCTTCGTCCTCGTCGTATTCGACAAAGTTAAAGTTTTCTTTTGCAAACTCCGTGACATCAGCATCATCGACTTGGTTGTCGTCAATTTGACCTTCGGAGATGATAGCAGTCCCAGCAAACCAGCAACCGCTCTCAAAGTAGTCCAGCGTGAATTGATCGTTTGGAAACATTTCAGACAAAGCGGCAATGGCTTGAAGTGGTGGACTCCAAGCAGTCATAAAGGTTGCTTGAAAGTCTGCGATCTCGGAGATGAGTTGGTCAGCAACTTCACGCTGCTCTTCTTCGCTCAAGTCCCATTTGGTTCCCCAGTTTTCAAGTCTCCAATCATACCATCCATTGCCCTCAAGCAATTCGGGTGGCGTGGGTTTGATCTTCTCAAAAGAAAGACCATTTTCTTTTAGATAGCTTTCCAATTCTGGACTGCAATCCATGATCGACAATTTGTTTTCGCACCAGTTAGGCATAGTAGTAGTATAGTTTAGTTTCTTATTAGTTGATCTTCATCAAAGAAAGAAGTTTCAATGTGATTGGCTTTTCAGCAACATGGAAGAAGAAACCATATTCCAAAACCTCAATGTCGCCATCGACTTCGGCAAGAGAAATATAGTCATCGCCGTGATTATCAGCAACGAATGGGCCTTCGTCATCATAGCCGATAAAGTAAAGCGTATCGTTTAGATCGACAGCATAAGCGTCACCAAGTTCTTCGTGTAGTTGTTCAAGTGTGGTTGTTTGCATGTTGTTAGTAGTATAGTTTAGTTTCTTATTAGTGTATGGGAGTATCTCAAGTCTTCTTCGCTGTTGAAGGTGATGAAGTATTCAATTTCGGTCATATTAGGGTAGTTTGACATGGTATTAGTGGTGGTATTTGTATTAGAGGAGATTGTGATCAATGTAGTCTTGAATGGATGGAATGCTTTCCATGTATTGCTGCAGATCAGCAATAATATCATCTAGATTCTCGCGGTTGTGAGTGTGGGGGCAACCAAGGTTGTTGTTGACAAGCTTGAGGATTTGCTCTGCGATTTCTTCGTGGGTTGGGTAGTGTTTCATATTGTTGCTTATATGGCTTTAGTGTAGGTTAGGAGTTGGGGTTAGTCAAATTTTTTCTGCATCCAAGTCGATGCCGTCATAGTCAACCCAGAAAGATCCTTCGATGTAGGAGCTTTCTTTGGGCAAAGGTCTTTCATCTTGTTCCGCGAGTTCAATCGCATCTTGCAATGATTCAGCTTCAATTTCCATGTATCCGTAAGATTCCCAGACACAGGGGATTTTGTATGTTTTCATGTTGTTAGTAGTATAGTTTAGTTTCTTATTAGTCTACGAGAAACCTGCGCTTCCATTGTGATTCTTGCACTTGTTTATCAAGCCAAGATTGTTGTTGAAAGATGCGGATTCCATACACAGGTTTTTGTTTTGTAAAAAACAATGATATGATTTGGTCGAGTAGCTTCATGTTGTTATGATAGTTTAGTTTTTTATTATTACCTTGCATTTAGAGCATACACAAGTCGGTTGTTAATAATGACACCATCGGCTTTGTCAATATACTTTGTTCCATCAAAGAATCTTTCTTTTAGATATGGATTGTATCCTACGATTTGGTATTGATGTTGAGTGGGATCAAGTTCATTGGTAGGTTCTCCAATAATAAATGCGTGGACATTTTTCCTCTTTTGTTGCAACACTCTTTGTCTTCCTGCTTCACTCACCTTGAATGAAACATTCTTGAGATGTATTGCATCAACATGACGCATGACTTTCCACACGCCATTGACTTTCTCTTGAACACTCAAGCGTTTTTTATGTAGATTGTAGTAGACGCGAACATTCATAAGTTTATTGAGCTAGTTTTTGAAGGGCTTCAAGACAATCAAGGCGGGTCTTTTTTCCCGTGATTGCTTTGGCAGTTTTGAATACGAGATTGCGACTATGCCGCATTCCCATGATTTCAAGTTTCAATCCGCTGATAAGGACACGCAAGCGGTATCCATCAATTTGTTCTTTAGTAGTTAGTATCATAGCGACCTCAGTATATTCTAGTTTTTTATTATTAAAATAAGGGCAGTTTTATGTCATACCCAGGACATTGCTACTACTACTTATGAAAGTTCCTCATAATCCTCTGTGCCAAGGATATTGTTAGATTTTACGGTGAAACATTCGGGGCGATTTTCTTCTGGATTCAGTAGCTTTTTGCGCTCGCTTTCAGTAAGAAACTCAGCGAATGTTCCTTTATCGACCACTTGCCCATCGACATAATAAGTCGAAGATGGAAAGTGATTGTTGCCAGTTGAAGGATAAAGCCTGATATATTCAGCATCTTTATGCTCAATAACATAGGGAAATTGTTTCCAATTACCCCATGGCAGACTTTGCACTTCCCCACGCTCGCCATTTTCAATGGCATCTTTGACGCTGGAAAGGTTAGCAAAGTTCACGCCAGCACGAACAACAGCACTTGTCACTTTTTCAAGAATGACATTCTTATGAGCGGCGGCGGGTTTGGGATTGCTTTTCCAATAGGCTTTTACAAAAGAACCTTTCGTGTTGAGGATCTTATTGATAACTTCAGTTGCGGTTAGTGATGCAGTATGTGTATTCATAGCGACCTTAATATAATCTAGTTTCTTATTAGTGACAGTGTATTGGGGTTTGGTAACGAAACAGATTTCATTACCAAAACCAATATATTCTAGTTTTTTATTAGTTTATTCAGCTTCTTTATTGCCACGAGTCGGGCAATCGGTGATATGAACAAGTTTGTTCTTTGCTCGCGTGATGGCAACATATGAGAGATTCTTTTCTTGTTCTTTCATCCAATCCAAAACCGCATACTTACTTGGTTGAAATTGACTCATACCAAGGATATAACAGTTGTCAAATTCCAATCCTTTTGACTTGTGAATGCTTGACAGTGTGACTACATTCGGCTTTTTATAGTCGTCATTATCACTGAACATATCACTGATAAGTTTTTGAAGAGATGCAACATCATGCTTGCCGAGGGTTTGGCATCGCTCAATGAGAATCATCATTGTATCAAATTTGTCTTCAAGCAGTGCAAGTTTTGCTTTACTAGCCTTTTCGCTTTCACGATCAAAATGCTTTTGAAGTCGAAGTGTAAACGTTGCCAAGTCTTTTACTTTCCACTTGCGAGTGAGTGTAATAAGGTTTTGACCAATGTCTTTTCCTTCGATTCTACAACCAATGCCTTCACGAATAAGCGCAAACGCAAGAGCAACAAGCGGGGAATTATTGCGACATATGATACCATCATTTTTATTAAGGTTTAATGACGGTGTAGATTTTACAAATTCATCATACTTAATTGAAGATATTTCCCCGTCGTTGTTATTTTCAAATGCTTCAATGTCTGCTACATATTCTTTAGCAGCGGTGATAATATTCTTTCCGCAGCGATAGCAAACACTCAGCGGAAGTTCAACAGCGTCAAACATAGTTTTGATGAGTTCCATGCTATTGTTTTCAGCACCAGTAAACCCATAGATAGCTTGATTTGGATCACCAATAGCAATCAATCTACCACCTGGCTTAAGCATTTTCTTGAGCAAAAGCTTTCTACAAACATTGGTATCTTGTGCTTCATCAACAATAATCCAATCATATTGTATCATATCAACATCAAAAAGCAATGGGAAATAAAGCATATCACTGAAATCAATGCTTTTGACATCACGGTTATTAAGATCCAGTACCTTTTGGCATACATCAATAATCGTTTCCAAGCTCACATCAGCATCAATATCAATATCATTATGCTGAATAATATTGACCCAAGCATTGATATCATCAACAGTGTTGCAACCAGAAACACCAAAACCGTATTCTTTTGCAAAGCGAACCATATCCATGATTGCTTTACGACACTTCATAAGTTCCCCTTCTTGAGTGAAATACTCAACAAAGTTATAAACCTTGGAGTTATTAACACTCATTTTGCCTTTTGCTTTGGCAAGACTTTTCAATGATTCACTATGAAAAGTAGCAGCACTTGCATTGGGATAACCCATAGTAACAAGACGATTTTGCAATTCAGTTGCAATTTTCTTGTTGAAAGCAAGCATCAAAACATCACCGCTCATACGATCAACAGCATTGATAGCAGTAGTAGTTTTACCACTTCCCGCTTTAGCATTGACAATCGCATTGCCAGTTCCTTCAGATACCCATTTATATATATTTTCTTGATAAGTAGATGCAAACATGTGACAGCAGTATATTCTAGTTTTTTAGTAGTCTTTTTTCTACAATTCTAGTTTTTTAGTAGTGGATATTACTCTGGATTCACAACAAATCCCGTATCATCTTTCTTGGCTTTGCCTTTATCAACAAGACCAACAACACAATTACTAGGATCAAGAAAGCGAAGATCATTGGTATCACCATCAACAACAACCTTATTCTTGTAAGTAGCAGGAAGTTTTTTGCGAAAAACAACAGCAACATTGCCACCCATACTCATAATAAGATCAGTATGAGATTCATTGCTTTCACTACGAGAGAAAGTAAGATGATAATTCTTTGGAAAATTACCATTAACAAACTCAATCATACGCTTTACATTCTTGGTATAATCATAAAATACAACATCGGGAAAGTGTTGCATCATATTCTTGCCTTGAAACAAGACATTTTCCCAAGGAATATCACTTGTAAGATTGAATCTAAAGCAAGGAATCATATCATTCTTCTTTGCTTTTTTAACAGCACTTTGAATTTCTTTATACAATTTAAGCAAGAAATCTTGTTTATCATTAAAGAAATACTTGGTTTTATTGATACGAGATTGTTGAACATTTGAATAAACACCCATGCCAGCGGTATTAAGACAAGCAGCCGCACAACCTATTGATGCAAATTGACAAGTGTTATAACCAGACAATTTAGCAGGAGCTAAATGAATACCATTTGAATAATAACCAAATGATTCACCTTTTTTGATTTTTGTATTTGCAGTAGTGAGTAGTTTCATAGCGACAACAATATAATCTAGTTTTTTATTAGTTTCGATTCAATCGTGATGATGAATATCAATAAAACAATATGATGATTTATTGATATTGATTTCAATCATGCGAAATCATTATGATCTAGTTTCTTATTAGTTTTTATATCTTTTTCTATATTGATATATAAACTTATATCTTCAACTATGATAATCTAGTTTTTTATTAGTCTTTTTATCCTTTCTACTATCTGTTTATCTTTGTTTTATTTTTTTAATTATTATTGTCTTTATCATTGATAAAATTTGCTATATCATTATTAGTTACGCTACGCGACATGTTTTATTCCGTAACTCATTGATAATCAATGATTTTGTTTTTTTGGATACAGATCGTTGGATATATATTATATTGTGTTTATCTGGCGTATTTTGTTGATATATATCGTGTGTGTATCTGTGTGTGCTTGTGTGTATCTATGTGTATTTTGATACATTTTATGCGTATTTTGATATTGTTTTAGTATATTTTGGTGTATTTATACGCTATTTTTGTTTGTTTTTGATCCTCATTTCCTTTATGAGTTGATCGTATTCCCCGCTTCTGTATTGTTTTAAGATGATATCCACTGCAATGCAACAGGCTTTAAAATTATTTTTTTGGGTATTGTTTGATTGTTTCATGTGTGTGTTGTTGTTATTGTGTGTATGCTTATTCACTAGCCATTATGCGTTTTATCAAATTTACATGTTTATATCAGATAAACAAAGTTGTGATATTTACAAAGTTATAATGGTGACATTATTGTATTGATACCAATGTCAATGAACTGATATGTTATTGTCTATTTTTATTTTAGAATTTGGAAAAGTCCAACACTCTTTTGTATCGTTTATAAAACAAACCCAGTGTAAGTCATGTTCTTGGGAATAATCAATTACCAGATGTGCATATCCTTTTCCTTTGGGTGTTGTTACTGGTATTGTTGGGTTTAATTGTAATATCATAAGTTACATTTGTTTTTATAATTTATATTTGAATGTCTTACCATCTATGATATTGTCTTGTACCAATATATCAAGTGCCAAGGATTTATCTAGGATTTCGTAGGGATTATCTTTTGATTCCAACAACATATTGTTTCCTATCTTGTCGTTGATTACAGGATGGATTGTTATGTTTTGTATGTTTATTGTTTTGTCTTGCAGTAATGTGAACGTTATGTGTGCTAGATGAACATCTGCGTCTTCTTCGCTGGTTATCAATGATCGATGAATGTACTGCATATTTGATGTTTTGTTGTATCAAAGTTTGTTACTTTTTAATCTCTAGGATTTCCACCTTCACGATCTTGCGTGAGATTTCGTTGTGGAATACATAATCAGATCCCACATAATAATCATCTACAATCTGTTGGATTGATTTATCTACCAGCATTACTAAAAGAACATTAAAGCCAGTAGTGAAGCGATCACCGTCTTCAATTGTGATATTCAGTGTAACTGTGATATATTCGCGTCTACTACAATCTTCATAAAAAACGCTTGAGTGTTCGTTGGTCATATTGTTATTGTATCAGAGTTTTATTACCAGTGGGTGTATTCTTTGATGATACCCTCTTCATTCAGATAGCGAGCACACACATAAGTCTGAACGCAACTATCATCACATGTCTCGAAAACATGAAACTTATCTTGCAACTCATACACAGCTTCGAGATACAATCTGCATGCTTCTTTTGCAGAGTCTAAGTTAGGATGAACATCATTAGGTGGCATAGTCATACTCTTATTGTATTAGTGTTCCTTAGTCCAATTCGTAGGTATCAACCTCGATGCCGATCTTACTTAGCTCGTGTACAGCGTGATTGCGATACCATTCTTGATTCCAAAGCATCTCAAGACCTCCTTTTTTGAAGTCGTCTGGAAGAAGAAGGGATGTCATCTCACTAGCTTTGATAAAGTCTTCTTCGCTGTTGAAGGTGATGAAGTATTCCATTTCGGTCATATTATTATTGTATCAGTGTTCCTTGTTTATTTCCTTCTTACCATCCTTACGCACACGCTTATTCTGTATGCGTTTATAGTATTTGCGTAGATGCTTCCACCATTGAACGGTCTTGACACCGCCTTTACTCTTTGATGAACTACTCATTTGTTTATTGATAAAATTAACTGACGGTTTGTTGTTCTAGTTGTTTGAGTTTGTTTTTCAAGCTGTTTAATTTGTTTTCAATCGAGCTGTTTTTATTTTCAACGAGTCGTATCATTGATCTACAGCATTTACAAAACTGATAGTATGATGGTTTTGGATTGTTGCCTTGATATTTCAAGGAGTTTTGAATACGATTATGACTGGTGGTTTTGACGCGAATAATCCTTGAACAATCGCATGTGTATTCGTATGTGTTTTGTCGTTTGGTTTTGGTAACACTGGTGTCATAGCTGTGGCAACGAATCGGTTCAGCATTGAAAACCTTTATCATAACATATTTCCATTCTTTGCCATGACTCTTTACAAAACTACCAAACACCATTCTCTGAATATAATGAGCCATTTCATGAACAACAATCTCATGAAAGGTTTGTTTGTTATGCTCTGCCAAGTCAAGTTGGAACATCAATTCTCTGATTGATTGATTAAAAGACACAAGACAAGTTCCTGCTGTTGTGCCGTTTCTTTTAAAGATGATGTTGGTGGGTCTTGGAAAAACCCTGTTAAAGAATTTTTCAGCAATGAGGAAACATTCTTCAACCTTTTGTAGTATGGTGTCTTGCATGACAACAGTATATTTTAGTTTTTTATTAGTTTCTTGAAATCCATCAAACGATGAAATGAATCTACAATCCTTTTATAAAAAAAACAATTTGACTAAATAATACTATGACTACAAAAGATCAATATAATTTAGCTAACTTGTATAAGGAATCATACGAAAATGATGACATTTCATTTGATGCTGATTTATCCGATGTTAATTTAACTTACAATGATGAAGAATCTGCACTTATTGAAAAATATGGCAAATTGGGAGAAAAGCTTGTAAATTACTTTCATGCACTTGAAAATGCACTTAAAAATCCCATGACTAATTTTGCAACTATTCAACACTTAACGGATAAAATCAATTCCATGCAACATGGTATGCGTATGGTAGATAGTAGAAACAAAGTTGATAGACATTCATAAATTTTTAAAGTTATCCAATTAAGATTGCTTTACAATCGCTTTCTTCCTCCTCTTCAACAATCTCATGGTTGCCATAATACCATTCACTATTTACTCCTAGCTTTATAGACTCTTCTCTACATACAGAACACGCATTTACTCCTCCTTCATATCCATTAACAACAACCATTGTTTCTGGATCGTATTCTTGAAGTTTTTCAATTAATTGTTTGACTTTCATCTTCAATTAAAAAAGAAAGGAAACGATTGTTTGACTAGGGAAAGAGTCAATTCTTCACAGATCAACCATTTGATAAGAACGATTGGGTAAAAGATGGCATCAATGATTCCCCAGAATAGACTATTGTTGTTTAGGTTATATCCCAGTACACCAACGATGTAAGCCAAGACATAACTATAATTAGAACGGTAATGATAAGTTTTGTTCATATTAAAAAAGATTAATAATTGCTTTAATGATGGTTACGAAAACCATTGTTAAGCACACTCCCATAAAGAGTGTGCAAAGAATTAGGATTGGTGTTGAATC